TGCCTTAACTTCGATGTTTGTCTGTTCAATCCTGCCTAGCTTGGGTGTTTCAAACTCTGCCAGTGCTTTGGCAATGTCAACTGCTTGATCAGTATCCCCGTTAGCTATTGCTTTAACCATAGACAACCGCATTACATCCAAAGCTGTCAGGTTGTTAACTGCCATCAACTGGTCAGCGTCCATCTTAAGTTCTGCTGCTGTCAATGAGAGTCTCTCTCGTGCCTCCCTGTTAAGCTTGCGGGATGCTGCTGCTTTTAGCTGTGCTTCCTTAGCATTCTCTGTTGTGAACCTTGGTGCTAGGTTAGCTAAGCTATTTGGGTGTTGTTTAATCTTTTTAGTGGTCATGTTACCTCCTATGTTGCTTATTCTTATAAAGAGACACACGAAGTGTGGCTCAACTAAAGTTGTCCTATAGGGACTAGCGAGATTACCCACGAGATCCCTGTTGCGTGTTGTCGGTTACGTAAAAAGGGGCCAACGGAATGCCTGTGAGCTATGTCGGTTACTAAAAATGTACAAGGCACACCCAGCGTGAGCTGAGTGTACCCTGAGTATCATACGGACATTATAAGTGCCCCTGCAACTAAGGCAATACCTGTGATGATCCACCCGAAGATGGCCCAATCCTCACCTGTACCAACAAACATGCAGAAGAATATCAAACATAATACAAATATAAAGCTAAACACTATAACGGATTCCTTCATCAATCTCTAACTTTAGGTTAGTCTTCACTGAGTTGAACACTGTTGCAACATCTGCATCAGGCTCTAGCTCTAGTATCTCTGCTGCTATTGTATTACCAGCTGTGATGTAAGCATCCAGAAGGTTAGCTGCGAGTGACTCGTTGTATTGACTAGCCATTTGTCTGGCTTCTCTACCAGCATCTAGGTACAGCTGATCGAGCCTAGCTTCTATGTCGTACATTAGATCAGTTGACATCGTTACACCACGCTAGTGCTTTATCAAACAGTTTAGAAGCGTACCCTTCTGTGACCCCTAGCACCGTACTGAATGCCTTTAAGGTTAGCCCAATGAGGTCTACAATAAATGCTATTGGTACCAGCAGACTATACTTTATAACCAGTTTTAAGTACTTCATAACACACCTCGTAGTGCATCGTTGATGTCCATTGCCATATCAGTGAAATCCTCTGCATCCCTGATAGACATAACGTAGTCTTCAGCTTCCCTTACCATCTCTAACAGGATACCTGCATAGTACGCATCATTTGCATCCATCCTGTCTTCACGTAGATCCGAGATGTTACCTAGTTCTAACATCCTATCTATTACTCTTTCATCTAAAGTCATAACATTATCCTTGTGACATTGATTCTATTAGTGCATTCAGTAATGCTATTGATATAACGAAGTACATAATTGTAGATATGATTACCATGTTAGGCCTTATAGAGTACTTTACGATTGGTCAACTCAACCATGTCAGATGACAGTACTGGTTGCTTAGTTTCAACATCAATGAAAGTCTTGTTACTATAAGGATTGTATGTGGCTGATCTGGGTTTTGATGTTACCCAAGCGAATGGAATGTCAGTTGAGCATAATGTGCCTTGGGCACCTGCATGTACATTCTTCTGCTTGTCTTTGAGAACCCTTTGTCTACCTGCTTCTGATACCTTGAAGGTTACATTAGTGAGGATAACAGAGGACGCATGTTTGACCACACGCCCTTTGTTAGTACCTTCTAATGCCTTCACGCTGAAACACTTCTTACGCAAGTTATAATACACGAAGACTTTCATAGCATTATCCTGCGAAGTTCCACACTTGTTTAGCTGGACGGTTGTGCTCAAGAGCAATAGAGGTGCGTCCAAGGTGTAGCTGAGTGAATGTAGACTGGCGTTGCAGTCCGTAACCACGAGACTTGATCTTACGTAAAGCAATGAAGCCTGAGAATCCTAGGGCAGTGAATCGGACACGACCGTTGGATTTAGCTGATACACGGAATGAGAACACTCTGTTGAATTTAAACATTTACTACTCCAATAATTACATTAAGGTTAAACTTCTTCTATCCAAAAGGTGTACCCTGCACGGGTACCATGATTGTCTGTGTAGTCCTCTGAGTACTCTACTGGACACTCTAGCATCCATTTATGGAATAAAGAGTCCTTGTAGAGATCATTTTGTACTACAACAGTTTCCTTCTTCTTACCAAAGATAGCATCGTACCTATCTTCATATACCTCACGAGACACTTTGAAAGGCCTTGCTTTGTCACCCTTGCCGTTCATTACATACCTCCAACAGCGACTACTGGTATTGCTGATACATCAACAACGAACCCGTTATCGTTATGCTTAGCTGGCCCTTTAGCTGTCAGACCTACAACTACACCCTTGTTGTTGACATTGACCCAATCACTGGCATCTCCGTCTATAACATCACGACCCATGAATGTAGTTGGGAATGGTCTACGGTTGAACACAACAGCAACAGAGGAATCACTACCAGACTTAAGGAAACTAAGTACCTGATTCTTATATGTAGGTTTACCACTGTAGCTGAACATCAACTGGTAGTTGCTAGGCATACCCTTGTGGAACCTCTTAGCGACCTTGGTATAGTCATAGAAGCTAAGCTCGGGGAAGTCCTGTGGGATGTTATGGGTTTCCCAAGGGATGTCTGACAGTACGTTTAAGCGTACCACACCATGCAGTTCTTTCTTAGCACACCACTTAACGTAGTTGGTTAGTTCCCTACGTAACTGTTCCAAGAAGCCTTCTTGATCTGATAGATAGAAGTCTGTCTTAGCTTGACGAGCTTGATTGACACTGGGGTAAACACCACCTAGACCAGCATCCTTAAGGCAATCTGTCATACAACCAGCAGCCTTAGCACCAGCACAGATAGCATCATCAGGATGCATTGATAGACCTGCAAAGTGTAGATCCATCTCCTTGTTATTGGTCTTCCTGAGTTTAGTGTTACCACCACTTCTATCTAATAGTTTCATGGTTAATCCTTAGTTAGGTTAAGATACAGACAGATTGCTATGGATGATACGAAGATAACAGTTATGTCACTCATTCTCTTCTACCTCACCACCACAGTGGTTGCAACTGTATCCATAGGAGTACATAGGGACTGACTGATCTCCATGAGGGACATGATCAACAATCTCTATCGTATTGACTTGATCGTTCTCAATAGACCCACACCTATTACAGGTGTAGTCCGAGTAGTCGTAGTAGCTATTACTCATTGATCACCTCCACATCTACCACCTCTGTATCTACTACCTGTGCAGACACTGTTGATATAGTTCCTGTCTGTATATCATCCAGTGCCTCATCTAATGATTCAGCTTCTACTTTATATACCACATAGCATTCTTCACTCATCCCTATTCTATATAGAGCCATTACAGTACCCCTTGGTAGTCAGGTTGTTCAAAGGTTACGTATTGCATCAGGATGTCATCTGGGATCACCCGTAGTAGTTCATAGATAGAACCCCAGTCACCATCATCAATGTCCTGTTGCAATTGTTCCATAGCTAATAACATGAAGTGTTCATCATTAGGCATCTTCTAGTACCTCTCCAGTCTCTACGAAGTTATCTATAGTCTCAGCTAACTCAGGGAAATGGATGTAGTCCACTGAGTGTACTTCATTACCTTGCTGATCTATAAAGGATACAGTGTATGTGTCATTGTAATGTAGCATGACTTTTACTGTACCCTTGTGTTTGAAACCAGAGACATGGAACTGTAGACCACCCCAGTAGAAGTCGTAACCTTCCACTGTTGATGCAGACTCATAGGCCCAACACATCATCATGTGTGCACCGGATGTACCCTTACTGTCCCTACCAGACTGTATCTGTGACTGGATGGTTGTTGCTACCTGTAATGGCTTAGGCATGATAACTGACCTCTAATAGGTTAGGAAGAACATTGGATTGAAAGTACACCTTAGGCATACAGTACTCTATATGATTGTTACAGTACCCTTGGAGATCAACACCAATAGCTACTCCCCTATAGTCAGGGTTGATAGGTCTATCTAGTGTTAGTTCTACAAGGACTCTGTTAGGACTCATATAGCGACTAGCTACTGATGCACTATCAGCCCAGTAGGTACTACCTTGAGAACCAGTGTAATCTACCTCTTCCATGAAGGTCTTCTGGAACTCTGTGAGAGCCATAGCTCTATAATATACGTACATACAACTACCTCTCTTATATATATAGGGAGTAACGGGGGTCTCCCCCTTAGGGACTAGCGACATCTCTCGCTAACGGTACGGATTAGGTGAGCTTTGTCGGTAAACCAAGAAGCTACGGAGTACCCAAGCGTGATGCCTGAGTACTCCGAGTGTTCCTTTAGTGCCTAGAAGAGGTCACCAGACGTTACAGAGTCCGATGCTACTGGTGAAGCTGCTGGTGCTTCTGACTCGATAGCTACGAAGTCATCAGATGAACCACCTGCGTACTCGATCAGGTTAGTGATCTGTACAGCTGTGAGTGAGCAACCAGTGCCTTGACGACCAGCAACATCGTAGGAGTATTGGTACACCTTGACGTTACCGATAGAGCCATTGCCAATCATGACACCCTCTGGAAGAGGTTGTAGATCAGCAGTTACTACCTTAGGCTTACCATTGTCCTCACCGTTAGCCTTACGAGCTTTACGCTTGAGGCCTACTGAGAACATGCCATCTTTCTCTTTGACATTGAGGAAGTTAGCAGTCCATTCTTTAGCTACATCTTTACTGTCCGTAGCGATCTGTAACTCGTACTGCTCAGTGCCGAAGGGAGACACTGGCTTATCCAAACGTGCCCAGTTAAGCTGAGCGTTACGGATAATGTAGTTACGTGGAGCTTCAATAATTGAAGTTGTCATAATGTTTAACCTTATGTTAAATTAAGAGAATAAGAAGGTACAGGATTGCACCTATCTATTAAAGAGACACACGCAGTGTGGCTCCCAGAGTGCTACTTGTCACGTAGCCTTGCAATGATTTCCTTATCAGACATGAAGACTGCACCCTTAACGTTCTTACGGTGCAACCTTGCTTTGTTCCAATCGTGGAACATATCTACCACAACGTACACAGACCAACAGCCTGAGATGATTGCGAACGTTACTACGAATGCCAATGCTGGCAATGCTAGTATATCCATGGTGCTTACTCCGTGTGCATGCAGGCTGAGATGCCTACTAAGATGATTAGAAGTACCATAGGTACTATGGGGTATGTTACTAGAAAGTATATCAGAGACATACGGTACTCCAGTTGAATTAAAAAGGATGATGCCCGAAGGCACCATCAAAGGGGGATTAGGGTGTAGCTTGAGCTAGGCTCAATGATCATGTTACGTGGCTCCATTGCCATTAGTCTACCAAAGAGACACACACAGTGTGGCTCACGATGTCTACTACAGAGTACCATACCTTCACCCTCAGGTTCCCACAGATCCCCACAGTACCCCACTGTACCTCCCGTAAACTCCACTGCTACCAAGCCCCTCGTTAGTCCCTATAGGAGGATCTAAGAGAACCCTAAGGGATTACCCTAGTACACCCCTCAGAACCCTCACAGAGCACTACAGCAGCAGGAAACACTATAAGAGAACATGGGGGGTGCCCAGATATATCTAGGGTACCTCAACACCGCTCACTTATAGACACACGCTCTAGGGCTAAGTCTTGCAATTGGTTGCACTCATAAGTAGGAGGGGGTACCCAAAGGCTCTCACAGAACCCTACAAACCCCCACAGCACCACAAATATACCATGTAGCGCCCAGTCACCGAGGACTATAGCAATGGATAAGACAGAATTAATAAAGCTTGTGAAGGAGAAGGATAAGAGGAACCTCCTAGAGGAGTACTCACAGGACTTCACACGCTTCGCACAGGAACAGATAAGGATTGTGACTAAGGACTCTAGCAAGGGCTTTGTACCCTTCAAGTTAAACCAAGCACAGACCCTTATAACAGAACAATTAACAAAGCAGTTAGAAGAGACTGGTCGTGTCAGGGCTATCATCCTTAAGGCAAGACAGCAGGGTATCTCTACGTACTGTGTAGGTAGGGTGTACTGGAAGTCATACTTCTCTCCTCATTCGAGGTCAGTTGTAATGGCACATGATAGTGCTACTTCAGATGCTCTATTCAGTATGTCTAAGAACCTTATTAGGAATATGCCTAAGGAACTAGCACCCAAGGAGGAACGTAGTAATGCCAAGGAAGTCATCATCAGCTCACCCTACTTTAAGGATAAAGAGGCTAAGGCTAGCTACCGTCTTTATACTGCTGGTGCACCTGAGGCTGGTCGAGGTACTACTCCAACAATCGCACACCTATCCGAGGTTGCCTTCTGGAACCACGATGAGAAGATACTTGCAGGTTTATTCCAAGGTATCCCACAGACCGATGGTACCGAAGTAATCCTAGAGTCTACAGCTAATGGTGCTCAAGGAGAGTTCTATAGGTTGTGGAAAGGAGCTGTTGCTGGGGAGAATGAATACTTACCCATCTTCCTCCCATGGTTTATTACAGATGAATACCGTAGACCACACCCGGAGGGGATGGAATTAACAGTAGAGGAAGAGAAGCTTGTTGATAGATTTGATCTCGACAATGACCAGCTCTACTGGAGAAGGCTGAAGATAGCTGAGGGGGGTGAACATAAGTTCCGACAGGAATACCCTACTACAGCTGAGGAAGCATTTCTAGTCTCAGGATCTAATGTCTTTGACATAGAGAAGCTGGAGCAGCTGGTACCAGAGACCCCGGAAAGCCACAGAGCGTGGGATGCTAACAGTAAGCAGTTTGAAGATAACCGTGAGGGTAAGCTACAGATCTTTAGCTACCCTAAGTGGGAAGACAACTATGTTATTGCTGCTGATGTGGCACTGGGTGTTGGTCAGGATTACTCCACTGCTGTTGTCTTGAATAAAGATTACAAGGTGATGGCCCTGTATAGGGACAATAGGATAGACCCTAGTCTCTTCGGGGAACTACTGTTCTACCTAGGTCGCTATTACAACAACTCACTCCTATGCCCAGAGTCTAACTCTATGGGTATTGCAACGATACAAAAGCTTGAATCAATGAACTATGTCAACCTCTATAAGCAGATAAAGAAGGCTAATGTCAACCATGAGTCTACTGCTCGTGTAGGCTTTAGGACTACCTCAGCTTCTAAACCAGCTATCATAGGTAACTTAAAGTCTCTCATAGAGAACGAGGAGGTCAATGTACCTTCTAACATTATGATTCAGGAACTAAAAGATTACATCTCCACGGACACAGGGAAGACTGAGGCAGCAGCTGGCTGTAATGATGACACGGTAATGGCATTAGCCATAGCCTGTGAAGTCTTACGTACCCACTGGGATAAGCTTCAGAGTAACAACGTACCGTGGTCAACCAGAGTCTCACAACACATCGAGGATGAGACTGCATGGCTGTAAAAGAATTCCATTAGTCCTCACCCAGTCTGGTATCGCTGGGGGAATAAATGATACCTTTTTATTAAAGAAGACCGTACCTGCAAAGTCACAAGTACAGTGACAGGACATGTAGCAATAGTCTTCCTTATAACGATTGATAGATTGACCCTTGGAGGGAACTATGCGATTTAATGAAGAAGCACCTAAGCAGAAGCAAGTGAAGAAAGATGCTAACAAGAAACCTAGAGAGATGACCAAAGCTGGTGCCTATTCTAGTAAAGAGTTAGAGAAGTCCAAAACAACTCCTTGGAGGCAGTGATGAGTCACGGATATAAAGAGAAAGTAACGGATGAACAGCTAGCTAACCTAGTTGAACAGGGTATTGCTAACAGTGTAGGCGATTGGTTGAACTCCTCAGACCTCTCTAAAGAGCGTGAGAAGAGCACCTATGAGTATGCTGGTCTAGCCCAAGGGCACTTGAAGCCACAAGGTGTAAGCACCATTGTTGATACGTCTACAACTGAAACTGTTGAAGCGTACACAGCTGTCCTATGTGACCTATTCCTAAACAATGGTAAACTTGCTAAGTTCACCCCCTATGCAGCCTCTCCCGGTGCACACAAACAAGCACATGATGCCTCTATGGTAACCAATTACTGCTTGTTTAAACAGAATAATGGATGGGAGTTGATCCAAACGTGGATTAAGTCTTCCCTCTTGTGGAAGAATGGTATTATTCGATGGGATTATGTAGAGGATTACTACACAACCTTTGAAGAATACGAAGTAATATCGCAGGCTAAGCTCGATGAGCTGCTGTCTGATGAGTCTGTAGAGATTGTAGGTGACCTTGAGTTCGAGAATGAGGTAGATGCTACAGGTGATGCTGAACTTGTCTACGTTAATGTACGTATTAAGCGTACAGTAGACCGTTCTAAGGTACGATTAGAGAACATCCCCCCGGAGAACTTCCGTATTTCCCGTGATGCTACCTGTATTGACGATGCTGCCTTTGTTGGTATCCAAACAGACATGACACGCAGTGAGATCCGTAAGTACTGGCCTGATATCGCTGAGAACATCAGTGATGATGAGTGGGATGAGCTAGGTGGTATGGCATGGTCAGGTAATACACGCTACAGTCAAGACGTTGCTGCCCGTAAAGAGGTAGTTGGTATGTCTTACTGGCAGGGTTCTAGTGACTCTATGCCTGTAGAGGCTAATCGTGAGCTGTCTGTAACCGAATGCTGGATGAATGTTGACCGTGATGGTGATGGTATTGCTGAACTTAAGCGATTCATTATGATTGGTGGTAGGGTATTCCATGAAGAGGACTGTGATCTCATTCAGGTGGCTTCATTGTCTCCTATTGACATCCCTTACGAGTTCTATGGTCTGTCTATTGCTGACCTTACCCGTTCGTCTACACTGGCTGCTACGGCTATTCTAAGGGGCTTCGTGGAGAACACGTACCTTACTAACTACAGTCCTAAGCTAGCTGATCCAAACGTGGTAGACTTCTCTGCATTGCAGAACATGAAGCCAAAGCAGATCATCCCGACTAACGGATCACCACAAGGTGCTGTTGCTGCCCTACCTCCTGAGACTATCTCGACTGGTACTGTGCCGTTACTGCAACACCTACAGATTATTAAAGAACAAGCGACAGGTATGTCTAAGGCTGCTCAAGGCCTTAACGATACACTGTATGTCTCTGGTAACAGTGAAGGTAAGATGGCTGCTGTGCAGTCTGCTTCCCAGAAACGTATCCAACACATCGCCCGTAGGTTCGCTGAGACAGGTCTCAAGCGTCTATGTGAGGGTGTGTACTCAACTATCCGTAAGCAGATCAACCAGATGAATGTCTGTGTTGGTGGAATGACAGAGGTTGTGGATTGTGGAAACCTACCAGATCGTATGGAATGTGATGTCATCTTGGACATCGGTGAGAACAGTAATGCTAACCTGATCAATAAGCTAACAACAGTGGGACAACAAGTCTTACCTGCATTGAACGCAGCTGGAGCTGGCAGTATCATTAAGCCAGAGTCTCCTGCGGTACTTGCAACTAAACTGTTAGAGGCTATGGGCCTATCCAGTAATGACTTCCTAGAAGACTACACTACTGATGAGTTTAAAGAGAACGCTGCTAAGGCAGTTCAATCACAAACTGAGAATGCCCAGAAGACACAGGAACTTCAGAACAGAAAGGCTTCGGCTGATGTTGATCTGTCGGAAGCTAATGTTCGATACACTGATGCACAGAGTGCTAACACCGTACAAGACAACTCTAAACAGATGGCAGTAGCCATTGATAAGCACTTCCAAGAGTGGGCTGATCTAACGATCAAAGCACAGAAGGAAGGTGCTGTAATCCCTGAGCACCCCACATACGACCAGATACTAGGAATGGTAGCTGAAGTAATGGGGCAGGGACAGGAACAACCAACGGAGCAGCCGATTGCCCCGGAACAAGCCCGACAAGGTACCCAAGACCAAATGTCTGAACAAGACATGATGGCAATGATGCAGCAACAACAACTACCAATCTAATAAGAGGAACAGGATGAATAAGTACAAGCCGACAGCCGAGAAGAGGTTGAAGAATGTACATCCAGATGTTCTAGCTAAACAAGCCCTAGTGAATGCTCAGTTCGCTTCAAGAGAGCGTGAAGAGTTTTTCACAGGGGCTTATGGGGAGTTGATGGTAGATTACTACCTTCAGTTCCTCAATACGGAACCCCATGAGAATAAGACCAGAGAGTTTATTTACTCTTGTGTCTTATCCTTGGGGGACGTTAAGTCCAAGCTAGCACAATATGAGATGTACGGAAAGAACATACCACACTTAGAAAGAGAGGTCGAGGACGATGGACAGTAGATCAATTGATTATGAAACCCTGCTAGAGAATGTAGTAGGGATGATTGGGTTATTAGAATATGATTCAATGCGTAGCGCAGGTAAATGTAAGTTAAACTCAAACAACTTGGTGAGTCTATATACTCTCAAGGATCGTTATGAAGCTAACCTAGTGCCAGCAACTAAACCAACTACGCAAAAGGTAACAGCTAAGAAAGCTGTTGCTAAATAGAAGAGGAATTAAATATGACAGACAACACTACTCTACCCACTATGGATGACAATGTGCAGATGTCCGATAACGGTCAGACCGAACAGAGCCTCCTAGATGCCGTGCTAAACAACTCAGACTTTATTGAGAGTGAAGCTCCGCTACCTAATGAGGAAGTTCCAGAGGTTGACCCGGTGGAATCAGACGAAGTAGAAGACCCTGAAGAATCTGATGAAACCGTTACTGAAGAGGGAGATGAAGAAGAAGTAGATGAGACAGAGGATGAGGATGCCGAGGCTACCCAAGAAACCGATGTGTTTACTGCTGACGATTTAGATCTGGACGCTAGAGTCCGTGTTAAGATTGATGGTGAAGAAATGGATGTGTCCTTTGCGGATCTCCTGAAAGGCTATCAGACTGACAACTCACTTAGTAAAAAGGGTCGTGAACTAGGCGAAGCTAAGAAGGCACTTGATGAAGAGCGAACAAAAGCTCTGGCTGAAGTGCAAGAACTTGGTAACGCCTCTGCTGCAATTCTAGTAGGAACTGAACAAAACCTTGCTAAGGAATACCATGATATCGAAGCTAAGATTGATAAGGCTCGTGCTGATGGTGATACTTACGAGGTGAGCGAACTGAAGGATCAACGTGAACAACTCCAGAAAAGATACTGGGGTGCTCGCAAGCAGCGTGAAGGCTTACAAGAACAACTGAAAGTACAACAACAATCTGTTCAGGAAGAACTCTGGGAAGAACAACTGACTTACTTTAATGATAACATTGAAGCACAGTTGCCCGGGTTTAATGCTGACCTAGCTGCTGACATACGTAACTTTGCCGTAGGTGAAGGCGTATCGGAAGAGCTTGTAGATTCCATTGTTGATCCTAACATTGTTCGGCTATTGAATGATTACCGTGTGTTAAAGCAAGGTGTCACTAAAGGCCAAGCCAAGCGTAAGGCTGCTCCTTCAAAGAAAGCAGTACCTACCAAAAAAGCGAAGTCACCCAATCGTCAGAAGCAGGACGCATCCAAGATGACGAAGGCAAGGGCCTTCCGTGAAGATGCTTCCTCTGATGACCAGATGGCTTTTCTGCGGGATTATGCAGCAAACTCTCTGAAACTCTAATTAATTATAAGGAATACTAATATGGCTACAATTGGCGGTCGAGCTACCACAGGCCCAGCTGGAGGCGTTGCCTCTGGAACTAACAACAGCAATGTTTCACAACGTGAAGATCTTGCTAACTTCATCTCCCTTATCACTCGTGATGAGACTCCTTTCCTATCGTCTATCGGTAAGAGCAAAGCTACTGCAATCTTCCATGAGTGGCAGACTGATGAGCTTGCTGCACCCGGCAACTCTAAGCTTGTTGACGGTGCTGACTACGTGCAGCCCGGTGCTGGCGGTTCTGAAGGCGGCGCTGCTTACAACCCTGTTGGCCCTTTCCGTACTCGTCTGGGTAACTACACTCAGATCAACGGTAAGACCATTGCTGTTTCCGGCACTCGCCGTGCAGTAGATCAGGCTGGTGTTGCTGACGAATATGCATACCAGTTGAAGAAGCGTGGTACTGAGCTTCGCCGTGACATCGAGCACGATCTGGTTAACGGCTATCAGGTTGCTAACGGTTCTGGCACTCGTACTATGGGTGGCTATCAGTCATACGTAAACGATGCTGCTACCTGTACTTATGCTTCAGGTACTGCTCTAACCACTACTGCTGGTAAAGGTACTCACGCACCTACTCTACTTGCTGATTCTTCACGAGCTGCTTTAAGCTTGACTGACATTGACGGCACCATGCAGAAGATCTACGAGCAAGGCGGTAAGGCAACTAAGATCATGTTGTCTCCTAAGCTGCGCCGTGACTTCTCTGACCTGATGGTTAGTGACTCTGGTGTTGTTCGTAACATTGATGCAAACGGCAAGCTACGTCAGTCTGTTGATATCTACATGTCCGACTTCGGTGACTTGATGGTAGTTCCAAACTACATCATGGGTCTCCAGACTGGCTCTGCTGGTACTGCAAACGATCACTCTGATTCATGTGCACTTGTATATGATCCTCAGTGGTTTGCACTTGCATCTCTGCGTCCTTTGGCCGAAGTAGATGTAGGACAGAAAGGTGATTCTACTGTTGGTATGTTGGTAGAAGAGAACACGTTTGAAGTTAAGAACCCATTGGGTTGTGGTGCTATCTACGGTCTTAAGTAAGACTTTAGAGTAACATCTATGGGGAGGTGGCTTTAGGGCTGCTTCCCCTTTTTTTATTATTGCTTTAGGAGATAAGTAATTATGATGGTAATCAAAGGTACAATTGGAACAACTGCTAACGGCTTCACAGCTGGCACACAATACAACCTCCCTGCTGAGGACTGCACATGGGTAACTACAGCAGCCACAGGTGGTGGTTATGAGCTTACATCAGCACGTTTTATTAAGGGCAGCATTGACTTCTTAGTCGTTGGGCCTGTGTTAGGTGTTATTGGTAAGACTGGTCGCTTTGTAGCGATAACGAATTAAGATATAAGAGGTGGGACTAATGGATTCTAATTATTATGATATCAACACCGCAGGTGGAATGACAGGTGGTATTGATACAAGCACAGGTGAGTTCCAGATTCATCAAGATGCTGCACCTTTTATAGCACAAGCTAAAGCTGATCGAGAAGGTAGTAGGGTGAAAGGTAAGGACATTGCTTATAAGAAAGCGTGTACCATACCTGACATAGTAGCTTTAGACATTTTAACTAAATACAAGATTGACATACACGATGCAAACTTCATGCATGACTCTAGAGCAGTTCGTAAAGTTATTGCAATAATGAAGTCAGAGTATCCAGCGTTAATGTCATACTAGGAGGCAATCATGGCAATTGATAAGAGTAAGATGCAACCTAACAAACCAAAAAGAACTCCGGGTCATCCTACCAAAAGCCACGTTGTCCTCGCGTCTAGTGGAGGTGAGCAAAAGCTAATACGGTTTGGAGAGCAAGGTGCCTCAACCGCAGGTAAGCCTAAAGCAGGTGAGTCTGATAAGATGAAAGCTAAGCGCAAAAGCTTTAAGGCTCGTCATCAAAAGAATATAAAGAGAGGCCCAATGAGCGCAGCATACTGGGCTGATAAAGTTAAATGGTAACAGGAGAAGCCCAATGGCTACATACGCAAATTTAGTAAAGATGGTAAGAGATTGGGCTAATCGTGAAGAAACGGTTCTCCCTGATTCTATCATACAATCAAGTTTAAGATATTCCGCAGACGAAGCATATCGACACCTAGAGATCCCACCCTTAGAGTTCTCACAGTACTTTGTTGTGCACAACGGAACACCAACAACCTACTGTACAAAATCAGCTGAAGGGGTGTATGCAGTAGCCACTAGCTATATTATCAAAGATGCTCAGTTTGACACCAACGATACCAACCCGGGTATCTCTAATGCTACTTTCGCAGTCCCACAAGACACAGTGTCCTTTATTGTACTACGGTCTATGGGGTCTATTAATAGGCCAGAGATTGGAGCTACAGTAGGGGCTGTTACAGTAACTGATATTAATCAAAACAACTTTGCAATCATAACAACAGCTGGTATCCCTAGTGTTAATAACCATAGTGCTTACAGAGACACTGTGTACAATGAGACTGTAGATACTAAAACTTTCTATGACTACAACGACAGCACTCACAACAGTGGATACTTTACTAGAAAAGGATCTAAGATCTTAATTGCTGGTGAACTATTAAACACAGGTGACACACTAGAGTTGTTCTACTACAGAAGATTAGCAGCTTTGGATGCACGACAAATTGTACCATCCACTGTTACGCTAGCTCAAGCTCAAGCAGACCCTGACACATACGATGTAAAGACTCAAGCTGAATACGATGCACTTACGTTTTTAGAGAAGAGAACATATCAGCCGCTTAGTGGTTCACACGTAAGGTATGTGACAGAAGTTGGTAATTGGTTAAAAGATCAGAATGAACGTGTCTTGTTGTTCGGTGCCTTACACAGGTGCTTTGACTATCTACAAGAAGACCAACAATCAGAGAAATATAAAGCTCGGTTTGCAGAAGCTATTATGGAATTAAACAATGAAGAGAAGAAACGTAAACTCTCCGCTGGTCAATCTCATGTAAGCTTTGATGCAAGGGGTCTAATTTAAGGAGTCAGCATGTCAGATATAACAGATGATATCGCCCTTGGGGGTTCTTTTGGGAACGCAGGGGATGGTCAAGTTCAAACTTTTAACAATGCAGCAGCAGCCAGTGCAGCTGAAGCAGCTATATCAGCTACTAACGCAAGTGACTCAGCGACAGCTTCAGCTAACAGTGCTACTGCATCAGCCTCAAGTGCAGGTACTTCTGCTTCAGAAGCTACAGCAGCAGCCGCTAGTGCAGCTGCGGCTCTTGTTTCTAAAAATAACGCAGCCACTAGTGAAACTAATGCAGAGACTGCTGAGACCAATGCAGGAGCTAGTGCAACAGCATCGGCTTCCAGTGCTACCTCAGCTTCCTCCAGTGCCACATCTGCTACTTCAAGTGCAAGCGGTGCGACTACTAGTGCAACCAACGCAGCTACCTCAGCTACTAATTCAGGTAACTCAGCAACAGCATCTGCTAACTCAGCTACAGCTTCAGCATCCAGCGCCACAGCAGCAGCTACAGCAAAGACTAATGCTGAAACCGCTGAGACGAACGCAG